TGTCATTTGTTGGTGCATTTTGTTTTTCCTTTAGTTTAAAATTAATAGGCAACCAATTAAAATTGTAAGATTGATAATCAATGTCACATACACGCCTATTTTTAAACATGAGATTTTATCATCTCTAGTCATCATCTCACCTCAGCAATATTTGTTGAAAATCTTTTCTAGGGCGTTTTTGAATAATTCATCGAATTCAATATCGTCTTTTATGTCGACATTCTCATCTATCCACGCTGCCATTTCGCTGTTCATTTCTTCTAAATCTTCGTTACTGAAACCTTCTGTGTTCATATCTGTGAAGTAATTAATCATGTTCGTTTTTCCTTTAGTTAAGCTACGTTAATTTTATGTCTCAATGCTTGAGCAAGAGCTTCATAGTAATAAGGTTCATCCGCACGAATGAAAAGGGTAGTATCCTCAAAATAATCAATCATTGAATTTGAGTCATTGCGAGCAGTTGCAAATATCTTAAGCAAATTACGCTTGCATTCCTTTTCGTATATCCACACGCGATTTATCCCGTCCCCGCCTGTGCCCAGACTATAATGTACTTTTGCGATAATCTTGTTTTTAGTATCAGTGATATTGTGCTTGTTGAATTTGATCATTTTGGTTTTCCTTTAGTTAATGTGTTTATGCTTCTATCCAGTCACCTTCATCATTTTGTATTACTTCGACTAAATCGCCATTTGCTACATCTTCCATAATTTCTTCTTTTGATGCGCCCGCAATTCCTTCACAAATCCACCCATCTAATGTATCGACTGATCCGGTATTAATGTTCATATAATTTGTCATGTTCGTTTTTCCTTTAAGTTTGTCTCGACTTTGTGTCTTGACCATGAATATAGTATACCCGTGGTTCGTAAGAGCGTCAACAACTTTATGCAATTATTTTAAAATATTTTGCTTTTGCGTAAGATGTGCTATAGTTTGATTGTTTTTTATACAATTTTTATGGGTTGGAAAATAAAATGCCTCTCAAGAAGGGTTCAAGTTCTAAAATAATTGGCGAAAATATTGGCATTGAAGAGCGAGCGGGAAAAAAACCGAGTCAAGCCGCTGCGATTGCTTACTCAGAGGCTGGCAAGAGCAAGAAAAAGCCTAATAAAAAGTAATTTATTTTAACATTTATAGTTAGTTAATCAGATAGAAGTCTTACACAATATCCAGAATGGGAGGTTCGTTATGAGCTTGGACTTTTTAAAGCAAATGCACGACCGTAGCCCTGAGTTAACACAGTCAAAAAGAGCAGGCGAGACCGCCACCACGGGTAGGATAATTGAGGGCCGTAAATTTCGCGTAGATTGCGTATACGAGCCTCAGTTTGCCGATATCGCTTACGAGATTTTTGAATCGGGGGGGTCTATACACAAAGTTTGCAAAGCGCTTGGAATTGACCGTAAAAAATTTGACAAGCTTCGAGAGATATCCCAAGAGTTTGACTCAGCATGTGGCGCAGGTCATCACGCGTGTATCGAGCGGTGGGAATCTATCGGCGAAGAAAATATGGAAAATAAGAATTTTAATGACAAGATTTGGAAGCAGCTATTAATTAGTAAAAGTGAGACTAAAGAAGCATCACGCGTCATCCTCAACGTGGATAGCTCAAGCAATGCTAATCAGGTGGCCGACTTAGTGAGAGAGTTAGAAAAGGCAGGCATTTGATGGGCGACATCGTAGAACTGACTACAAAAGAGCTGACTAAAGCAAAGCTACAGGCCAGCTTTTTGCTCTTTATACGCACGTTTTACAAACTGCAAACCGGCCGCGATTTTGTTATATCAGACCCGTTTGGCCGCGAGTCGCACTATATAACGATTGCTAGAGAGCTTAAGGCCGTGGCCATGGGTGAGCTCATGCTAGATGGTAATCCGTGCTACAAACTGCTTATCACGGTGCCGCCTCGGTATGGCAAAAGCACTATGGTTGTATATTTTATAGCGTGGTGTATGTGTCGCTGGCCTGATGCCAATTTTATATACACTAGCTACGCAAAGTCTCTCAGCAAAATGCAAACTCAGCAAATCCGAGAGATAATCAATAATCGATTTTTTAGAGAGATTTTTGATTTGCGCGTTAGTAGCGACTCGTCAGCTAAAGATGATTTTATTGTTGAGTCTCTAGTAGACGGGATTGTGGCTGGTGGCAGCTGTTTTGCAGCAGGCTGCGGGGGGCCGATAACGGGGAGGGGGGCTGGGTTGCAAGGTGTTGATGTTAAGCACTTCGGGGGTCTCATAGTGATCGATGATGGGCATAAGCCCGAGGACGTGTCTAGCGATACCCTCAGACAATCCGTTATCGATTGGTATTACGGCACTCTACAGAGTCGAAGAAACAGCCCAACAACACCTATAGTCTGTATAGCCCAACGATTGCATGAGGATGACTTGCCTAATCATCTAATTCAAACAGGTGAATGGAAAGTTGTATCACTTCCGGCTCTTGATGCCGCCGGTAATGCGTTAGACCCAGCAAAGCACAGCAAAGAGCAGCTGCTCCATATGCAGGAAACTATGCCTTACGTCTACGCCAGTCAGTACAATCAAGACCCGCAACCATCAGGCGGTGGCATATTTAAGCCTGAGTGGTTTAATTTGCTGGATATAGAGCCGCATATTTTATCTACGTTTGTCACGGCAGACACAGCCGAGACCGACAAGTCATATAACGACGCAACTTCGTTTTCGTTTTTTGGCGTCTATAAATGCATGCTTGGGACTATGGATTTAGGCATTTACGGATTGCATTGGATAGACTGCGTTGAGATTCGCGTCGAGCCAAAAGACTTGGAGAACGAATTCTTAAACTTTTATGCGGATTGCATGCGGCACCGAATCAAGCCCAGCGTGGCCGTAATTGAAAAGAAAAGTACAGGCGTCACGCTATCAAGCTCATTGCGTAAAGTCCCAGGACTGCGCGTCATAGCATTAGACCGCAACGCAAGCAGCGGAAGCAAGATCCAGAGATTTCTGGAGGCGCAGCCATTTGTCGCATCTAATCGCATTAGTCTGCCATCTTATGGTAAACACACAGCCATGTGCATCGAGCATTGTCGCAAGATTACAGCTAATAACACGCATAGGCACGATGACATCGCAGACACTTTGCAGTCAGCAATTCAGGTCACGCTGATTGAGGGTTCTTTGATGCCTGAGATAGACGATAAGAGCGACGAAGTAATGCGTAATTTAATGGGCGATTTTAATAGAGCAACACATTTAAGGCGGGCGGCATTATGAGCGAGAGCAAAAAGAGTCATAAAGAGCAAGTCCGCATTAAAAACAATGTGAGAGACTCGCGCGACTATTTTGAAGGAAACTATAAGCGGTTTGATGAGTTCCGCAAGTTCGTTTTTGTGTCGTCATTAACATCTGATGAGCGCTCAATGTTGATGGAGCTAGAGCGCCCAGTCGTTGAGTTTAACGTGTTAGAGGCGTATGTCTCTAGGCTCGTTGGCGAGTTCAGTAAACAAGAGCCAGCAATCCAAGTGAGCGCCCAAGATGGTGCAGCCGAAACGCCAGAAATGGCCGAAATGATAAGCATACTAGAGCAGCACTTGCGCTACATCTTGACCGAGGCAAATAAGGACGGCCTTGAATATCAATGCTATCGTGACACGCTATCAGGCGGCTTTAGTGTAATAAAGGTCTACACCGAATACAAAACACCGATGAGTTTTCATCACGAGATACGCATCAAGCGAGCCTATGACCCGTGTATGTGCGGGTTTGACCCTATGGCTGTGATGAGTGACAAATCGGACGGTGACTATTGCTATGAGCTTTACCCCATCAAAAAGGATGATTTTAAGCGAGAATATCCCAATGTAGATTTGACTGGCGTTAGTTTTAGCCGTGACATTGGCGGCTTTAGTTGGTCATATACGACCCAAAAGGATAAGATTTTATTGTTGTGCGACTACTATGAAAAGAATAAAAAGAAGGTCAAGATATGCCTACTAAGCAATGGCAAAACCATGACCATGGAGCAATATGAGCAATATATTGCATGGTGGGAATCATCGGGCCAAATAGCTCAAGCCCCAATAATCGTAGGTGAGCCACGCAAAACAGAGATTACTACAATTTGCCGGTATACCATGATTGAGAATCAAATCATCGACTACACCGAGACAGATTATCCGCGCTTCCCGCTAATCTTTGTTGATGGCAACGG